ATTTGTTTATTTCTCAAGACCATACATCTTTTTATTATTTATTTTACTATAACGTAGATACTAGTTTAGTTCAAAAACTAAAATAAATAAACTAAATAAGCTTTTATCTTAATGGCTAATACAACTGTAAAATTATTAATCGATCCTCAGAATAATTCCCTGACATTTAATCAAAATTTTAGGATATTTTCAACAGTCGATCCAATATGTGATATTCTAGAATTTACTGATTTTGTTGAAGATCTAGTTATCGAAATGCCAAATACTCTGGATTTAACTAAGCTTACTCGACAATTTAGATATTCTAGAAATAGATTAGACTGGTCACTATGGTATGTAGTCGCTCCTGGAAATTTAGGAGACGCTGCACACATCTTCCTAGAAGACTGTACAGATTTCTACTTTGAAGTCAAGTATGAATATGATGATGGAACAAATAGTGAATTATCTACCCCTATTGAAATCAATGAAGTTAAATTAAGGTTCAGACAATCTGCACCAGTTGCAAATACCTATTCTCCTAAATTAATATGTAGTGATGAACAGTGTACTTCAATTATTCAAAATAGAGATCCTAGTTTTAGACCATATGCAGTTGATAGTGCAATTGGCATGTATCAGGAAATATCTTTCTTTACTAATCAATTATATGGACATCAAGTTATCTATTTTAGGACTCTTCCTGATTCAAATAGTGGAGACTATGTATTTAAAGAGTGGACTGTCTACAAAAACATAGATCGTAAGTGTATTAAAGTAATGGTAAATGGAAATATCTTTCCGAGTAATGCACCAAAATACTCTGAATTTGGAATGGATTTTCAATTACCTTTTGAAGTTGAAATCGATCATAAATATTTTCAATCGATATTTGGAACAAACTCTGAACCTAGAAAAAGGGATTTCTTATATTTTCCACTATTGAATAGAATGTTTGAAATACAGGGATCTTTCTTACATAGAGGATTTATGATGGCACCGGTCTTTTGGAAGATTCAACTTAAAAAATACAATCCAAATATCGATATGTTATTATTGGACGAAACTCGAAGTTTCCTAGATAACGTTATCCTAAGTGCAGATCAACTTTTTAGTGAAGAAGTACTAGATGATATTAAGGATGCTACTATGCCATCACAATATAGTAAAATAAGTACAACCTTTGATTCTTCTAGAAAAGAGATTCATCCTGATATAACTCAACGACCTTTGAAATATACATTTAACTTTGCTCCTTTAATAGAAAACTATTATGATCTTAGTAATATTTCAGTAGTCGATACTGTTACTAATATAACAACTGATGTACCTCTACTTGCAACAAGTCAAGAAGTCGTAAGTTTACCAAGTTTAGATAAAACTCCTGCACCAATTAATAAAGTTATCCTTGCATATCAAGGCAGTGACTTATTTACTACTTGGAAAAATGGAGGACTTGTTACACATGATAAGAATACTAGCGGTTTATCTACTATGTATTGTAAAGTAAGAGGGCCATTTGATACAATCGAAAATCATATTGGTACCAGTGGATCGGGTCGATATATTAGAATTGAAGCATATCGAAATATTGCATTAACTGATCAAAGAGATATCTTAATTGATACTTCAGGAGCGGTTGATACTGCAAGTTTTAAATTACGAGAATCTGCAATTATCTATACTGCTCTTCCTAAGTTTAATGATACTACTAATAGGAATCTATCATTTACATGCCTATTTAATGTGCCAAGTACTTCTGAATCAATTAGTTTTATTGATGGATATGAAGATGATACCCAAGCTGGAATTAGGATATCTGCTATATTCAATCGATATAATTCAACTGCGCCTGCGGGAGACTTAACTATTACAGTAAAGATAAATTCACAAGTTAAAAACTATATTATTAATAATTTTATTAGTGGAGTATGGCACGCTATTATAATTTCAGCATCAAATGAATTTAAGCAATGTGGAGCATACGTATATCAGATAAAAGATGATCCTAGTGATATTATAAATCATACTAATTTTATTAGAGTCTTGGCTACATCTTCATCATTTACACAAGATTCATTTGACCTTACTCAAAATTATAGATTACCTAGTTCTAAATTATTAATTACTAATCTTCGAATCTTTAATACTATGCTAAGAGAAGAGGAACATGATTTTATCCTAAGTCAACAGTTCTTAAAGGACGAATCAATGTTAGTCTTAATTGATAATTGTAGACCTCAAATTAATTTACCATATATCGCTAAAAACAGATAATATTATGAAAGTTACAAATAATGAAAACGTTAGAAACGAAAATGTACAAGACATTTTTCTTAGGAATGCAACACTGACTGTCCTAGATCTCTTGAATAGACAAATAATTATTCAATTAACCAGAGATGGAAAAATTGAAGATCACCCAGTTCCATTCTTCTATAATTTTGGAGGAGATGAAGGATTTATGAAAGATTTCTTTATGGAATTACCAACAGATTGTCTCTATCCTAACCATGCAGAAGGAAATTATGAACAGTTACCTAGAGGAATTGTTACACTCTCTTCATTTGCTATAAAACCATTAGATAACACTAATAAATTTGTTCGAGGTACCTTTAATCAAGAAACTCGTGATGAAAATGATCAAAAAGTATTAAAAGCATTCTCAGCTAGATTATTTACTCTACCTATGACTCTTGTATTTAATATTAAAATAGAAAGTGATAATATTAACAAGACATTTAAGATAATGGAAAAAATGTTTGATTTCTACTATAAGAGCCAAGTAAAATACTTTCAATTTAGAGGAGTTAGGGTTCCAGCACAAATTACTATGCCTGACTCTGCTGCATTTACCAAAGCCTATACTTTTACTTATACTGAGACAAATACTGTAAGTATTTCACTTGACTTAAATATGGAAACTTACTTTCCTAGTTTCGATGATCACTCTAAGATGTATAAAGGTAATACAATTAAACAATTTAATTTTCGTGAAACTACTGGATCTGATGAAACACTGTTAGATGATACATGGATTGACCAAGATTATCCACCGATTGAATAAATAATTAATATGAAAACACGAATAACAAGTTTTAGTCAATTTATAGGTGAAGGCAAGATTTCTGAAAATCTTAAATATCATATAGATAATAATAATAGTATTGCCGAATCAGTATTTAGACCTGGTTCAAATGCTCACATTATATTATTATGCGAAGCTCGAGATAGATTTTATGATGGGTATTTAGAATTAGGGAGATTAGACAAGCAATTATTTGAATCAACTGATCTTGGATTAACTGATTATTTCAATGGAGAAGTAGTTCCACTTGATCTTCCATTAGAAGAGTTAGAGATATTTGAAGAGACTGATGTTAAATTAAACTATCCTCGGCGTGGAGGAAAAAAGAAGAAGTATCATGTGTATGTAAAGAATCCTAAAACTGGAAGAGTAATGAAGATTGCTTTTGGAGATGTACATGGTGGATTAACTGCAAAAGTAAGTGATCCTAAAGCTAGAAAATCATTTGCTGCTAGACATAACTGTGCTGAGAAAAAAGATCGAACTACTGCTGGTTATTGGGCATGTAGAATAAATCGATATGCTCATCTTTGGGGCGGAAAAACTTATCCTGGATTTTGGTAATGAAATATTTAATGACATATAGAGTATTTGAAGCTACTCAACATGAGACTAACAAAGATTTGCCGAGTATTAGCGAATTAACGATAGTATCAATTAAAACAATTGAGGGTAAAAATAAATGGGACTACCCAAAGGACAAGCTTGTACATATGGTGTTTGATTTAGGTGGATGGGAAGAATTTTCATCAGCAAATATTCCTAAGTTCTATGAAAATATCAAAAAATATCTTCCTTCAATGAATGCACATCGATGTTCAGTAGGAAGAAAAGGAGGATTCTTTTCAAGAGTAAAAGGAGGAACTTGGTTAGGTCACATAATAGAACATATTGCATTGGAACTACAAACTCTTGCTGGAGACGATACTGGATTTGGCAGAACTCGAGGCACTGGTAAAAAAGGCGAGTATAATGTGATATTCAATTATGAAAATAAAAAGATGGGAATATCTGCAGCTAAAGAAGCAGTAGAAGTTGCTAAAAAATTAATACTTAATCAGGATCCAGAAATAAAATCAGTTGTCAAAAAATTAAAAGCTAAAAAATGATATATTTAGATATTGAAACAGATGATTTTGTAATCAGAACCTTTAACGAATATATTGATCCAATTGAACTTAAATGGCATAGAGATAATGAAGATAGAATGATCGTCGCTATTGAAAAAACTGATTGGAAGATACAATTAGAAAATGAATTGCCTAAGGAATTAAATTCAGTTATTTTTATTGAATGTGGACAATGGCATCGTTTAATAAAAGGCACTAATGAATTAAAAGTTAAAATAATAAGATAATCAATGTTACTTAACGTAAGACAAAGCGGATTTATATTTAGTTTTCCACCTGATTTCTTTTCTGCTGAGATTAAAGAAAAATACAAGAAGTATTATCAAAGTTTAATACTTCCATATGATACAATAGATGAATTTATGTCATCTACTATACAATCAATTGATTTTCCAGGCTGGACAATGGAGCCTACTGTTCAGACTCGATTATTTGGTAAGAAACAGGACTTTAAAAATGCTACGCAAGTAGTTGATTTAACTACTCGTGAATTTATAGTTACTTTTAAATTAACTGATGCTTACTTAAACTATTTTATCTTCTTAGAAAACGCTAAGAAATATCTAGATTTTTCAAATCGTAATCAGCCTACATTTTCACCAATGAGATTATCTCTACTTGATAATGAAGGATATTTAGTTTCTTCTGTAGTATTTAAAAGACCTGTTCTAAAAGCACAAAATGGTTTCAAGCTTTCATATAGTGCAGGAACTCCTGATTTTACTACATTTACTGCAACCTTTGCATATTTTGATTTCGATATTGAATTAGATTTTAATTAGGAGTTAACTCTAGGTACACTAGAGTTAACTAATATCTCTATACACAATTATACTAATTATTATATACTTAAGTCACTAGACTCATCCTAATAAAATATAAGTTTCTAAGTTCTATTGAACTACTTCTATTCTAGGTTCTGTGAATATAGCCTTTAATGCTTCGGTTATAAGTGCTGCATCTTGTAAACTATACGCACCTTTAAGAAATGCTTGATTTAAAGCCTGTTCAATTACTTGTTTTGCATCTTCTACTTTCATATTGCTAATAATTCAGTTTTTTGTGCTTTAGTTAATGCATTTGTAAACCATTCTTTAGCTAACATAATTCTAATGTGCTCTTCATTACGAGTTATAGTAGATGTTTCTTCTTCAGTCAAAGTCTCTTTAGCTTTTAACTCATTTAATAGGTTAACACTATCATATGCTGCTGATACTGATTTTGCTATTTGTTCTGTTGTTAATTCTAATTCCATAATAATATATTTATTTTATTTATTAAGCTAATAATATTTTTCTTGCTACTCCGTTGATTACTACATTCCATACTTTAGAAGAGGTGTTTGATTCTGTAGCAACTGAACCTGCATTCGTAGAAGATGAACCTACTACAAATTGATTTGATGCAGTAGCAGCAGCACCATAACCAATAGTAATTGTTCCACTAAAATTAGTACATACTGTATTTGAGCCTAGCGCAGTATTATAGTTACCTGATATATTATCACGCAATGCATAAAATCCTAATGCCGTATTATTTGTACCTAGACCTCTCAAAGATGATTGTATACCAATTGATACATTTTGACTCCCTGTAGTATTTAACTGAAGAGAACTTTTTCCAATAGCTACATTTTCAGTACCATTTGTATTAAATCGTGATGCAGCTTCTCCAATAGCGATATTATCATATGAAATATTATATTCTAATGCTTGTTGTCCTATTGCAATATTTGAAGAACCGACTGTATTATCATGTAAAGAATAATTACCTATTCCAATATTATAACTTCCAGTAGTATTAGATTGCAGTGCCTGTTGACCTATCGCATTATTTAATTGACCTGTAGTATTTTGAAAAAGCGAATAATTACCTATTGCAACATTGTTGCTGCCTGAAATATTAGAGCCTAGTACTTGTTGACCTATTGCAACATTATTTGTACCAGTTGTATTTACAGATAAAGAATTAAGACCGATCGCTGAATTATTTATGCCTGAAGTATTTACAGCCAATGCATATTGACCATATGATAAATTTGAAGCATCATTACCTTTACCATTATTCCATATAGTAAGATCAGATGCATTATATTCAAACCATGAAGGTAATGTTGCATCGCTACCCGAAGTACCACTTGTACCATCAATACCCGAAGTACCACTTGTACCATCAATACCCGAAGTACCACTTGTACCATCAATACCTGAAGTACCTGAGGTACCGTCTATTCCACTTGTTCCAGAAGAACCACTTGTACCACTTGTACCATCTATTCCAGAAGTACCAGATGTACCAGATTCTCCTGAAGTACCACTAGAGCCGGCTGTACCATCAATACCTGAAGTTCCAGATGTTCCATTGATGCCGCTTGTTCCAGATGTACCATCAATACCTGAAGTTCCAGATGTTCCATTGATGCCGCTTGTTCCAGATGTACCATCAATACCTGAAGTTCCAGATGTTCCATTTAAGACATAATTTTCAATTACTATAATTGTTCCAGCATTATCTATTTTTGAAAGTTTACCTGAGTTATCTAAGTCGAACCCGATAAAGTATCCGCCTACTGGGATTTCAATATAGTTAATTGATGAAAATGATACTTTCGGTAATTCTATTCCTGAGTTATATGCCATAATTAATTATTATTTTAAAGACTTTTTATATCAAAAAGGTAAGCTAAACCATTATTCCAATAATTCTCTCTTAATTCTTGCGAAGTATCACTTGGATCAATAGTATATGTTGGAGAAGATAAACCTTTATATACATAAATAATTTCCATTTTATCTAAATATACTTGTTTAAATTCTAAATATTGCGTAGCTGAGTCAAAAATTATATCCATAATACCATCTAAAATAATTTTCTAATCTTAATTGTTCAGATTCATTCATCCATTGTTCTGTTATAAAACCTGCGGCAATTTGATTAGTACCGCCAGTTGTCTGATTTGAATTACCGAATTGAATATATCCATTCGCCCATGTACTAACCGCAACTCTAGGTAATGAAGTAATAGTATCAGAAATAGTAGTTTTATTTCTCATGCCATTAACATATATGTCAATTGAGCTTCCTATACCATTTGGTAAACTTAATCGTGCTTTAACTGTCAATATAATCCAATGGTTAAGAATTCTTGGGTCGGATGCTCTATATGTTGCAGTTTCAGTAGTTGGATTTCCATTAAAAACAACATTAATATTATTTCCATCAAATTCAACTGATAAATCACCAATTGTTGCAATCGATGGGTCACTAGTTACATCCTTTTTCCAAAAGAGTACACTTCTACTTGTAGAAACTGGCCTACATACCATTATCATTGTCAGTTCTGACGTATTTGTCATACTCGGAACCGCTAAATTATTGGTGCTAAATACGTCAGTGCTATCAAATGTGACTGCCGCACGATTATTAAAAACTGCTGCTGAATTGTATGCAGGATCTGATATGACACTCATAGAAGATATCGTAGATTGTGTTAATGGATTATATGTTCCTAATAAATTTTCAATCGCAGTTACGTTTCCGCCAACCACCGTTAAATTATCTGCATTCCAATAAAAAAAAGGGCAATCGTTTCTAGCAGAAGCTATTACCGCAGGATCTTGTATTTTAGATTTATCCCATATATCAGAGGTAATTCCACCCTTCAATCCGCTTTTTAACTGACTTGCACTTAATCCGGATTTTACACCTTGGTGTAAACCTCTAGACATTCCTGAATTTAAACCCGACTGTGCCATGAATTATGCATATGTTTCTCCGAAAACTACGTAATTTATAGAAGCTGCTGAACTTTGAGTTACGTTAATATTCCAGCCTGAAGGTAGATCAAAATAAGGTACTCCAGTTGCATCTTTCTTCTTTTGAAAAATCGCAGCTAAAGTCGAGTTACCAAAGATATCAGTCTGTATATTTGCAACGGTACCTGCTGCAGGACCTAGACCTATTGAATAATTCGTAGTTCCATTATTTAGAAATATAGTTGCAGTCATTGCGGTAGTTCCTGTCTGTGTCTGTGATATACCATAGATTCTCCTATCAGAAGCATCGGATGCTAATATAATAGTATTTGCAGTGGTTGCCGCGACATTTGATGCACCTACGAAAGCTGCAGAAGTAAATGTTAAACTAGTTGCCATATTGTTTTATTTCGTTTATTTTATATATCTATGTATTATTAGATAGGAATAGTAAAGAAGCTTGAACTAATGCATTTACATTTATTGTATTAGATGTATTTCCTTTAATGTTTCCAGTTACTTCTAGCGTCGTTCCGTCGAAAGTTATATTAGCTTCAGCATTAGCTGATGTCACAGTTCCATCTGAAGTTAAAACTCGATTATCGACAGAATTTGTAATTGCCGAGAATCCTGTACCTGATGTGCCACTTGATCCAGATGTACCTGATGTACCCGAAGATCCACTTGTACCGCTTGTTCCACTAGAACCAGATGTACCTGCGATTGCCCCAGTTGATGTCAATACAAATGAATAATAAGAAGTTCCTTCAGTGTACCACTTAATATTATGAGACGATGAATCATCATTATTACAATAAATCTTAACAATCATACGATTAGTAGGATCTATTGTAGTAGTTGGAAGAGTTAAATCCATTAAAGTTTCAACCGGAGTTACATTATCCGTCCATCCGATTAACGGCGAATTAGTAGTTAACACCGGACCAATTCCTGTACCAGATGAATTTGCTAATTGTATTGTAGTGTATGATTGTATGTGATCGTTCTGTGCAGGTTTTAAGAAATGATAATGGAATAATTGAGATCCGCCAGGTATTACAGCAAATCCTAATTCTGGAGTTAT